CGGGTCAAGATGCTGTGGCAGCACGACCCGGCCCAGCCGATCGGCGTCTGGGACGAGGTGCGCGAGGATGCCCGCGGCCTTTGGGTCAAGGGCCGGATCCTGACCGATATCGGCAAGGGCCGCGAGGCGGCGGCGCTGATCGCGGCGGGGGCCATCGACGGGCTGTCGATCGGCTATCGCACGGTCAAGGCCCGCAAGGACGAGGCCGGCAAGCGCCGGTTGTCGGAGCTGGAGCTGTGGGAAGTGTCGCTGGTGACATTCCCGATGCTTCCGCAGGCGCGGGTGGGCGCCAAGGGGGACACCCCCGAGGACGCCACCCTGCGCGACCTGGCGGCGGTGTTCCGAGAGGCCCGCAGCCTGCTGGCCGGATAGGTCCGGCATCCACGTCATCAACAGGAGACACGCGATGACCAAACCCGAGATCAAGGCTCGGGCCGGGGAGGATCTGTCCCCGGCAGAGGACCTGAAGGCCGCGCTGGCGGGCTTCGTGTCCGATTTCAAGAGCTTCTCGACCCAGATCGAAACCAAGATGCAACAGCAGGAAGACCGCATGACCAAGATGCAGATGAAGACCCTCAAGCGCCCCGCCCTGGCCACCGCCATGGCCGAGGAAGCCCCCCACCAGAAGGCCTTTGCCGCCTATCTGCGGTCGGGCGACGATGACGGCCTGCGCGGCCTCGACCTGGACGGCAAGGCGATGACCACCGCCGTGGCCGCCGACGGGGGCTACCTGGTCGATCCGCAGACCTCCGAGACGATCAAGTCGGTGCTCGACAGTTCGGCCTCGATCCGCGCGATCGCCAATGTGGTGAACGTGGACTCGACCTCGTATGACGTGCTGATCGACCATACCGAGATGGGCGCCGGCTGGGCGACCGAAACCGACCCGGCGACCGAGACCGGCACGCCGCAGATCGACCGGATCAGCATCGCGCTGCACGAGCTGAGCGCGCTGCCCAAGGTCAGCCAGCGCCTGCTGGACGACAGCGCCTTCGACATCGAAAGCTGGCTGGCCGGCCGGATCGCCGCCAAGTTCGCCCGCTCCGAAGCGGCGGCCTTCGTCAACGGCGACGGTATCGACAAGCCGCAGGGCTTTCTGACCGCGCCGCAGGTCGACAACGACATCTGGAGCTGGGGCAACCTGGGCTATGTCGTCACCGGCAGCGATGGCGATTTCGACACCTCCAACCCGGGCGATGCGATCATCGAGCTGGTCTATGCGCTGGGCGCCGAATACCGCGCGGGCGCGTCCTTCGTGATGAATTCCAAGACCGCGGGCGCGGTGCGCAAGATCAAGGATGCCGACGGCCGCTTCATGTGGACCGACAGCATGGCCGCGGGCCAGCCGGCGCAATTGCTGGGCCATCCGGTGCTGATCGCCGAGGACATGCCGGATATCGCCTCGGATGCCAGCGCCATCGCCTTTGGCAATTTCGCGGCCGGCTACACCGTCGCCGAACGGCCCGACCTGCGGGTGCTGCGCGATCCGTTCAGCGCCAAGCCGCATGTGCTGTTCTACGCCACCAAGCGGGTCGGCGGGGCGATCAGCGATTACGCCGCGATCAAGCTGCTGAAGTTCGGCACCGCCTGATCCTGACCGGACGGGCCCCCGGCCACGGCCGGGGGTCCGGGGCCGGGTGCGCGTCGGGTTCATCCCGGGGGTCCAGTTGCTCCTTTTCCGTCCGAGCATCGCGGGACGGCGCGCACCCGGTATCCCGTAGGCCCATCCGGGCCCGCTGCAGACCAATTCGGAGTGAGCCATGATGTTGATCGAAGAAACCAGTGTGCCGCAGGCGGCCTTGCCGCTGGCCCTGTTCAAGGAGCATCTGCGCCTGGGGTCGGGGTTCACCGATGACGGGCTGCAGGACGGACTTCTGGAAAGCTTTCTGCGCGCCGCCCTGGCCGCGATCGAAGCGCGCACCGGCAAGGCGCTGATCGAGCGGGAGTTTTCGCTGCAGGTCGCGCAATGGCGCGACCCTTCCGGGCTGCGCCTGCCGATCGCGCCGGTCAGCGCCATCGTCGAACTGGCGCTGGTCGACCGCCAGGGCGCGGTCAGCGTGCAGCCCGCCGAAAGGGTCCGGCTGGTGCCGGATCTGCATGTGCCCTGCGTGGTGCCGTCGGGCGCCATGCTGCCGACGATCCCGTCGGGCGGGTCGGCCCGGCTGCAATTCCTGGCCGGGTTCGGCCCGGACTGGGGCGATCTGCCCGCCGACCTGGCCCAGGCGGTGATGCTGCTGGCGGCGCATTATTACGAATACCGCCACGAGATGCAGTATGACGGCGCCTGCATGCCCTTCGGCGTGAGCGCGCTGACCGAGCGCTACAAGACGCCGCGCTTCGGCGGGGCGCGGGTCTGATGGCGGCGCCGCGACTGAACCGGCGGCTGGTTCTGGAGGCGCCGCAGCGGGTGCCGGACGGCGCTGGCGGTTTCACCGAGAGCTGGGCCGTGCTGGGTCGGCTCTGGGCCCAGATCACGCCCCGCTCGGGGCGCGAGACCGCGGGCGCCGCGATGCCGCTGGCCCGGGTGCCGCTGAAGATCGTGGTGCGCGCCGCGCCGGTGGGATCGGACGCGCGGCCCAGGCCGGAACAGCGGTTCCGCGACGGCACGCGGCAATACCGGATCGAAGCGGTGACCGAGGATGACCGGGACGCCCGGTTCCTGGTCTGCTTCGCGCAAGAGGAGCAGGTGGCATGAGCTATGGCGTGGCCGAGGCGCTGCAAGGCGCCGTCTTTCAGCGGCTGGCGGCCGATCCGGTGTTGTCCGGGATGGTCGGCACCGACATCTACGACGCGATCCCCTCGGGGACGGTCCCGTCGATCTATGTGGCGCTGGGCCCGGAGGTGGCGCGCGACCGGTCGGATCAGACCGGGGCCGGGGCCGAGCATGAATTCGTCGTCTCGGTGATCACCGACACGACCGGTTTCGCTCAGGCCAAGGCGGCCGCCGCGGCGGTGTCGGACGCGCTGGTCGATGCCGACCTGGCGCTGGCGCGCGGGCGGCTGGTCTACCTCAATTTCGTCAAGGCAGAGGCGGTGCGGATCGGCACCGGCTCGGAACGCCGGATCAACATGACATTCCGCGCCCGCGTGGAAGACATCTGAATATCAAGCCAGAGGAGCAAGGCCCATGAGCGCCCAGAACGGCAAGGACCTTCTGATCAAGATCGACATGACCGGCGGCGGTCAGTTCGAAACCGCGGCCGGCCTGCGCGCCACCCGCATCAGCTTCAACGCCGAGACGGTGGATATCACCAGCCTGGACAGCCCCGGCGGCTGGCGCGAATTGCTGGGCGGGGCGGGCATCCGCTCTGCCGCGCTGTCCGGGTCGGGCGTGTTCAAGGATGCGGGCACCGATGAACGTGCCCGGCAGGTGTTCTTTGACGGCGAGACGCCGGAATTCCAGGTCATCATCCCCGATTTCGGCACCGTCGAAGGGCCGTTCCAGATCACCGGGATCGATTATGCCGGCACCTATAACGGCGAGGCGACCTACGAGATCGCGATGGCCTCGGCCGGGCGGCTGCAATTCGTGGCGGATGTGTGATGGCCAACCCGCATGCCGGTGAGGTCGCGCTGGTGATCGACGGCGAACCGAGGGTCCTGAAACTGACCCTGGGCGCGCTGGCCGAGCTGGAGGCGGGCCTGCAGACCGGGAGCCTGGCCGACCTCGTCGCCCGGTTCGAGGGCGAGGCGTTCTCCAGCCGCGATGTGCTGGCGCTGATCGTCGCCGGATTGCGCGGCGGGGGCTGGCGCGGCCGGGCCGAGGACCTGGTCGCCGCCGAGATCGAGGGCGGGCTGGTCGGCGCGGCGCAGGCCGCGGCCGAGCTGCTGGCCAGGGCCTTTGCGGGCCCGCAATGAGCGCGCCGCTGGACTGGGCCGGGCTGATGCGGGCGGGGCTGCGTGGCCTGGGCCTGACCCCGGCGCAGTTCTGGGCGCTGACCCCGGCCGAGCTGATGCTGATGCTGGGCATGGGTGCGGCCGATGCGCCGATGGGACGGGACCGGCTGGCGCAACTGGCCGCCGCCTATCCGGATGAAGGAGCGAAAGATGGCACGGATTGACGAGCTGGGAGAGCTGGGCGCGGATGCGCAATCGCTGGTCGGGCAGCTGGAGGGCGCGTCCGAGATGACCAGGGCCTTCGAAAGCCAGCTGCGGGCGATGCAGGGCACGATGGCGCATACGACGCGCGACCTGGGCCGGCTGGAACGCGGGTTTTCCAGCGGGCTGCGCAAGGCCTTCGACGGGGTGGTCTTTGACGGCATGAAGCTGTCGCAGGCGCTGAACGTGGTGGCCCAGGCGATGGGGCGCACGGTCTACAACAACGCGATGCGGCCGGTGACCGACCATGTCGGCGGGCTGTTGGCGAACGGGGTCAATTCGCTGGTCTCGGGGCTGATGCCGTTCCAGCAGGGCGGCGTGTTTTCGGGCGGTCGGGTCACGCCCTTCGCCAAGGGCGGGGTGGTCAACGGCGCCACGGCCTTTCCGATGCGCGGCGGCACCGGGCTGATGGGCGAGGCGGGCCCCGAGGCGATCATGCCGCTGACCCGTGGCGCGGACGGCAAGCTGGGCGTGGCGGCAAGCGGCGGTGGCGGCGCGGTCCACATCACGATGAATGTCAGCACGCCGGACGTGGCGGGTTTTCAACGCTCGCAAGGCCAGATCGCCGCCCAGCTGGGCCGTGCCCTGGCCCGCGGCCAGCGCAACCGCTGAACAGGAGGACGACATGTTTCACGAGGTCAGGTTCCCGGTGGCGATTTCCTTCGGGTCGGTCGGCGGGCCGGAGCGGCGGACGGAAATCGTCGCGCTGGACAATGGCGGCGAAGAGCGCAACACGCCCTGGGCCCAGTCGCGCCGGCGCTACGATGCCGGGGTCGGGCTGCGCTCGCTCGACGATGTCGAGGTGCTGGTGGCGTTCTTCGAGGCGCGCCAGGGCCGGCTTTTCGGGTTCCGCTGGAAGGATTGGGCGGATTTCAAATCCTGCCGGCCAAGCGCGCAGATTTCCCACGAGGATCAGGTGCTCGGCATGGGCGATCAGCTGCGCGACGAGTTCCAGCTTGTGAAGCATTACCGCTCGGGCAGCCAGGATTACGTGCGTCCGGTGACCAAGCCGGTGGCGGGCACGGTCCAGGTGGGCGTGTCGGGGGATCTGTTGACCGAAGGGGTGGATTACACGCTGGACGTGGTGACCGGAATCGTCACCTTCGCCCATCCGCCCGATGAGCAGGCCGAGGTCACCGCCGGGTTCGAATACGACGTGCCGGTGCGGTTCGACACCGATGCGATCCAGGTGTCGCTGGCCACGTTCGAGGCCGGCCAGGTGCCCGATGTGCCGATCCTGGAGGTGCGCCGATGAGCCTGATCGACCATCTGCAAAGCGGCGCGACCACCGTCTGCCGGTGCTGGGCCGTGACCCGGCGCGACGGCTGGGTGCGGGGGTTCACCGACCATGACCGCGACCTGAGCTTCGAGGGCGTCACCTTTCGCGCCGAAACCGGCCTGTCGGCCCGGGCCCTGGTCCAGGCCACCGGGTTGTCGGTCGACAATACCGAGGCGATGGGCGCGCTGAGCGACGCGGCCGTGACCGAGGCCGACATCACCGCCGGGCGCTTCGACGGCGCCGAGGTCAGGGCCTGGCTGGTCAACTGGGCCGACCCCGCGGACCGGATGCTGCGTTTCGCCGGCACGCTGGGCGAGATGCGCCGGGTGGGCGGGGCCTTTCACGCCGAGTTGCGCGGGCTGACCCAGGCGCTGAACCGGCCGCAGGGGCGGACCTACCAGACCATGTGCTCGGCCGTGCTGGGCGATGGCGCCTGCCGCTTCGATACCGGGCGCGCGGGCTATTTCACGCAAGTCGCGGTGGAGCAGGTCGAGGAGGGCCGGGTGCTGCGCTGGTCGGAGCTGACCACCTTCGAGCCGTCCTGGTTCGAGCGCGGCCTGTTCCGGGTGCTGAGCGGCGCGGCGGAAGGGCTGGTCAGCCTGGTCAAGCGCGACCGCTTCGTCGCCGGCCTGCGCGAGGTCGAGCTGTGGGAGGGGCTGCGGGCGGATCTGGTCCCGGGCGATCTGGTGCGGCTGGAAGCGGGCTGCGACAAGCGCTGGACGACCTGCCGGGCGAAGTTCGACAACCTGCTGAATTTCCGCGGCTTTCCGGACATCCCGGGCGAGGATTGGCTGGTTTCGACGCCGCTGTCGGCGGGCCAGGCCGATGGCGGGAGCCTGCTCCGGTGAGCGATGTCGTGACCCTGGCGCGGGGCTGGATCGGCACGCCCTATCGGCACCAGCAGGCGGTGCGCGGGGCGGGCTGCGATTGCCTGGGCCTGGTGCGCGGCGTCTGGGCCGATCTGCGCGGCGCTGCGGTGGCGCCGGTGCCGGCCTATACGCCCGACTGGTCCGAACCCCAGGGCGCCGAGGTTCTGTGGGATGCCGCCCGCGCCCATCTGCGGCCCAAGCGGCCGGAGGATGCCGCCCCGGGCGACGTGCTGCTGTTTCGCATGCGCGCGGGCGCGGTGGCCAAACATCTGGGGCTGCAGGGCGCGATCGGCGCGGCGCCGACCTTCATTCATTCCTACCAGGGGCATGGCGTGGTCGAAAGCCCGCTGTCGCGTCCCTGGGCGCGGCGCGTGGTGGCGCGTTTCGCCTTTCCGTAAAGGAGCACTACCATGGCGACGATCGTTCTTTCCGCTGCGGGCATGGCCATCGGCGGCTCTGTCGGCGGCTCTGTCCTGGGGCTGAGCAGCGCGGTGATCGGCCGCGCCGTGGGCGCGACCCTGGGTCAGGCGCTGGACCAGCGGTTGCTGGGATCGGGTTCGGACCCGGTCGAAACCGGCCGGGTCGACCGGTTCCGTCTGACCGGCGCCTCCGAAGGCGGGCCGATGGCGCAGGTCTATGGCCGGATGCGTGTGTCGGGGCAGGTGATCTGGGCCAGCCGGTTCCGCGAAGAGACCACCACCAGCGGCGGCGGCAAGGGCCGGCCGAGCCAGCCGCAAACGACCGACTACAGCTATTCGGTCAGCGTCGCGATCGCGCTGTGCGAGGGCGAGATCGCCGGGGTCGGCCGGGTCTGGGCCGACGGGGTCGAGATGGCGCCGGACGATCTGAACATGCGCGTCTATACCGGCGCCGAGGACCAGTTGCCCGACCCGGCGATCGAGGCCGTCGAGGGCACGGGCGCGGTGCCGGCCTATCGCGGCACCGCCTATGTGGTGCTCGAGGATCTGCCGCTGGGCCAGTTCGGCAATCGTCTGCCGCAGCTGAGCTTCGAAGTGATCCGGCCCGCCCCCGAGGGGGCCGGCGAGACCGACCTGTCGCAGGCCGTGAAGGGCGTCGCCCTGGTGCCCGGCACCGGCGAATACGCCCTGGCCACGACGCCGGTCTATACCGGCGGCCCCGGCGCCCAGGTGGCGGCGAATATCAACACGCCGGCGGGCAAGGCGGATATCCTGACCTCGCTCGACGATCTGGAAACCTCGCTGGGGGCCTGTGCGTCGGTGTCGCTGGTGGTGTCCTGGTTCGGCGATGACCTGCGCTGCGGCGATTGCCGGTTGCAGCCGAAGGTGGAGCAGCAGGAGGCGGACGGCGAGGGCATGCCCTGGGCCGTGGCCGGGCTGGACCGCTGGAGCGCGGGCCTGGTCCCGCAAGAGGCCGGGCGGCCGGTCTATGGCGGCACCCCCGCCGATGCCGCGGTGCTCGAGGCGCTGGCCGAGCTGGGCGCCCGGGGGCTGGGCGCGATGTTCTATCCCTTCATCCTGATGGAGCAGATGCAGGGCAATGGCCTGCCCGATCCTTATGGCGGCACCGAACAGGCGCATCTGCCCTGGCGCGGCCGGATCACCGGATCGCTGGCCCCGGGCCAGCCCGGCAGCCCCGACGGCGCTGCCCCGGCCGAGGCCGAGGTGGCGGCCTTTTTCGGCACCGCCCAGCCCGGCGATTTCAGCATCGCGAATGGCGCGGTGGCCTATACCGGCCCGGAGGAATGGAGCTATCGCCGCTTCATCCTGCATTACGCCCATCTGTGCGCCCTGGCCGGCAGTGTCGATGCCTTCTGCATCGGTTCGGAAATGGTCGGGCTGACGACCCTGCGCGGCGCGAACGGCAGCTTTCCGGCCGTCGCGGCGCTGCGCCAGCTTGCCGCCGATGTGCGTGCGGTTCTGGGGCCCGAGGTCAGGATCGGCTATGCCGCCGACTGGTCGGAATACCACGGCTACCAGCCCGCGGGCACGGCGGACAAGCTGTTCCACCTCGACCCGCTCTGGGCCGATGACGCGATCGATTTCATCGGCATCGACAATTACCTGCCGCTGAGCGACTGGCGTGATGGCGAGGATCACGCGGACGCCCATTGGGGGGCGATCTGGAGCCTGGATTACCTGCGCGCCAATATCGAGGGCGGCGAGGGGTACGACTGGTTCTACCCCTCGCCCGAGGCGCGGGCGGCGCAATTGCGCGAACCGATCACCGATGGCGAGGCCGAGCCCTGGGTCTGGCGGGTCAAGGACATCCGGGGCTGGTGGTCGAACTACCACCACAACCGCGTCGACGGGCTGCGCGATCTGACCCCCACGGTCTGGGAGCCGGGATCGAAGCCGATCTGGTTCACCGAGGTCGGCTGCCCGGCCGTCGACAAGGGCACCAACCAGCCCAACACGTTCGTCGACCCGAAATCCTCGGAAAGCGCGCTGCCGTATTTTTCCAACGGCATCCGCGACGACCTGATCCAGCACCAGTATCTGCGGGCGATCCATGCCCATTACGCCGATCCGGGGCTGAACCCGGTCTGGCCCGAGACCGGTGTGCAGATGGTCGACCCGGCCCGGATCTATGCCTGGGCCTGGGATGCCCGGCCGTTTCCGGCCTTTCCGGGCAATACCGCGCTGTGGTCGGACGGCGCCAATCATGCCCGCGGGCACTGGGTCAACGGGCGCGGCAGCGCGCGGACGCTGGCCTCGGTGGTCGAGGAAATCTGCGCCCGCTCGGGCGCCGCTGCGCCCGATCTGTCGCAGCTGCACGGCCTGGTGCGGGGCTATGGCACCGATGACGTGACCACGGCGCGGGCGGCGTTGCAGCCGCTGATGACCGCCTATGGGTTCGACGCGATCGAGCGGGACGGGCGGCTGATCTTCCGCTCGCGCCGGGCGCGCCGTGATGCGGTGCTGGAGACCGGCACGATGGTGCGCGATGGCGGCGGCGACGGCGTGGTCGAACTGACCCGCGCGCAAGAGGCCGAGATCGCCGGCCGGGTCCGCGTCGCCTTTGTCGAAAGCGACGGCGATTACCAGCTGCGCGCGGCCGAGGCGGTGATGCCCGATGCCACCAGCGCCACGGTGACGCAATCGGAATTGCCGCTGGTGCTGACCCGGGCCGAGGGGATGCGGATCGCCGAACGCTGGCTGGCCGAGGCGCGGATGGCCCGCGACGCGGCGCGGTTTTCCCTGCCGCCGTCGTGGCTGACCCTGGGCCCCGGCGACGTGATCGACCTGCCCGACGGGGCGGGGCGCGGGCGCTACCGGATCGACCGGGCCGATCTGGGCCTTGACCAGGGGATCGAGGCGGTACGGATCGAACCCTCGGCCTACAGCCGCCAGGACGCGCCCGAGGACACGCTGCCACCGCGCGGGTTCGTCGCCCCGGTGCCGGTCGATCTGCTGCTGATGGACCTGCCGCTGATCACCGGCGACGAAGACCCGGTCGCCCCGCGCGCGGCGGCCACCGGCACGCCCTGGCCCGGCTCGGTCGCGCTCTATTCGGCCGACCAGGATGCCGGCTATGGGCTGAATACGTTGCTCAGCCGGTCCGCGGTGATGGGCACGACGCTGACGCCGATGGCGGCGAACCGGGCGGGGCTGTTCGATCACGGTCCGGCGCTGGTGGTGCGGCTGGTGCGCGGGGCGCTGCAGGGGGTCGCTCCGGCCGCGTTGCTGTCGGGGGCCAACATGGCCGCGATCGGCGATGGAACGGGCGAAGGCTGGGAGCTGTTCCAGTTCGCCGAGGCCGAGCTGGTCGATACCGACACCTATGCGCTGCGGCTGCGGCTGCGCGGGCAGGCGGGCTCGGACGGGGTGATGCCGGCGGAATGGCCGGCCGGGTCGCGCTTTGTGATGCTGGACGGGGCGGTGCCGCAGATCGTGCTGCCCTCGGCCAAGCGCGGGGCCGAACAGCATTACCGCTACGGGCCGGGCACGCGGCCGCTGTCGGATCCGGCCTATCGCTATCGGTCCGAAACCTTTCGCGGCATCGGGTTGCGGCCCTACAGCGTGGCCCATCTGCGCGCGGTGCAGGACGGCGCGGTGACGCTGGACTGGGTCCGCCGGACCCGGATCGACGGCGACGGCTGGGACGGGATCGACGTGCCGCTGGGTGAAGAGGCCGAGCGTTACGTGCTGAGCGTCCGCCAGGGCGGCACCCTCCTGCGTCAGGAGGTGCTGAGCAGCCCGGGCTGGGTCTATGGCCCGGCCCAGCAGGCCGCCGATGGCGCCACTGGCGCGGTCGAGATCGCCGTGGCACAGGTGTCCGACCGGTTCGGGCCGGGGCCCGAGCGGCGGGTGACGGTCATGCTCTAGAATGCGCGGGGTGGGGCCGGGGGACCTGGACGATGCCGTCCGGGTGCTGCTGGCGCGACCCGAGGAGGATTGGCCCCGGGTCGCGCTGCAGTTGATCGAAGAGGCGCATGCCGCCGACAAGCTGCGCAAGCAGTGCGGCCATGGCCATCCGCTGTGGGGCAACGGGGCGCTGTGTTCGGCCGCCGGGCATTGGCGGCGGCAGGCGCTGGGGCCGCGCATCGCGGGACGGCGGGCGGCGGCGATGGCCATGGTGCTGGCGGTGCTGGCGGCCTGGCGCGCCGATCCGGCCCGGGTCAGCCGCGCACGCAGGCGGCGCAGCGGGGCAGGGCGGGATCGGCACTGAGCCGGGGCGGGTCCGGCGCCGCCGGGCGGTGCGACGGGCGGCCCGGGCCCTGGCCAT